TTGGTTCAACCCCGCAGGTGTTCCTGATTTGACTGGCAAGGGTGGCGAATCAATCCTGCTGTCTATGTTCCCGCCGAAGGATGCCGAAATGCCAGCCCGACAAATCAATGAGGATGCACCTGCCTATGTCCCTCGTCAAGAAGATCAAGAGCAGATCACTCGCCAACTGGCAAGCGTAGTTGTGAAGGCTCCTGCACCAAAGAAGGCTGCACCAGTTGCCATTAAGCCTGAAGATGATTTGCCATTTTGAATCATGCAAACCTCCCAGGGCAGGTGCGTTGCCGAGCCAGAGCGCACTTGCCCTTTTTGAATAAAGGATCGGCATGAATAAAAGTCCGTGGATCAAACTTTGGGTGTCCGACATCGTCGCATCGTGCAGCGATATGTCGGCTGAAACTTTTGGCATTCACATGAGGATGATCCTCTATTCTTGGGACCGTGGATACTGTCCAAGTGACACCAAGAAACTCAAAGCCATTACAAATTTTAAACATTTCCGTTCGCTTTCTGAAGCAGTTGCTCGATGGAAAGCAGTCAGGATTCCTTCCGTTTCTGAAGTTGTCCTCATCCACCCAAGAGTCGAGGAGGAGAGACAGAAAATGCTAGAATCATCGCAGAAAATGACCGAAAGATCGCAAAAGGCAAATGAAGTTCGTTGGAAAAAGCCGATCCTTGTTGGATCCCACAGTGGGATCCTTAATTCATCCTTAGAGGATCCCATGCTAGATGCTATTACCAATACAGTATCAATTACTCCAAATACAATTCAAAGGGAATTGATCTCTCTACTTGCGGAGAGCGAAAAATCTGTAAAAAAACAAGCAGCCAAATCCGATCACATTTTTTGGTCAGTTGAAACGAGTTGGGTTGGCATCAACGACATCGACCGAGCAGGTTGGAATGTCGCATTCCCAGCCGTCAACATTGATCAGGAGTTGCAAAAGATGACCGAGTGGTTGACTAGCAACCCAACGCAAGCCCGTAAACGGCTCTGGAGGCGTTTCTTGACCAATTGGCTATCACGGAGTCAGGAGCGAGGAGGAACGCGTCAGAATGTCTCTACGGCGTTTCCTAGGAATTTGGAATCTAACTTTTAAGAAAGGCAAACAATGCAAGACGAACGAACTTGGGAACACAACGAGATCCGAATTCGACAAATGTGGAGTCGAGCCGACTGGGGAGATGAGAACAACGAGTTGCGGAAGATGTTCAAGAAGCAACTCCGTGGACTCAATCAGGTTTACCTCTATGACGCAATCGATGACCACAAGATGTCCAGCGCGTCTTGGACTCCTGAGATCTCGCAGATCCTAAAAGCCTACGGCAAGATTGAGGAGGCAAGACGGTTTCGACCCTCAGGTCCAACACCTGCTAGCGCAAAGTGGTGGGTGGACTTTGAACGCCCATCCAAACACACAGGACTGCCCTGCAAGTTCTCGACCGACTGCCCCGACCGAACCACAGCCGAGTCCTATGCCAAGCAGGTCGGTGGTCGAATTCGCAACCATTCGCAGGAAGATCCAGCCCAAGACGATGGACTACTCAACCTCATCCTGTCAACGCCAAGGGAAATTGTCAGGTCAGTTGTCAATGCACTTCGAGCAGAGCATTACATCGTCAGCCCACTCCCAGCAAACATATCCGAGTGGAACCAATCCGCAATCGGAATGGTTGCATACAGAATTCAGGTGGCGAAATGAGCAATTTTGTTTATGTATTACGGCAGTCAATTGAAAAACTTATTGAAGAAAGACAACAATTGATTCAGGAGCGAGACGAGGCACGGCGCGAAGTTTGCCAATGGAGTTCTGAATCAGATAAAAAATTCACACCAGAAGAAGATGCAGATTTGCGTAAATGGGACTGCTTCAAGGAGACGCAATGAACGCCCAAGAATATAAAGAATATAAAAACGAGTTGGGGCAAACTTTGCAAGACCTACAAACAAACCTGTGGCATTATCGTGATGTTAAAAACAGGGCGTGGGCTGATTTCAGGCGCAACAACAAATCACTTGAAATATTGTTGATGGCAAGGCTTGCAGATCTTGATGCAACACAAGCAGAAATTGCCATGGTTGAAATGAAAATTGAAATGAGGAACTACAAGAATGGACTATGAGAACCCAATCAAACTTCGTCACGACCCTCTGATTTGGCTCGAAGTCGAGCGAGATTTTAATCACGATCAACGCATCGTCGGAGGATGCAATCTTGCAATCAACGAAATTAAATCGCTTCGATCATCAATCAAGGAACTGCAAAACAACACCAAGCCAACCAAAGAAACCCTGCTCGAATACATCGACGCATTTCGTCGCGCTGGCACATCAATCCTTGTGACCTCCAACCTGAATCACGAACAGATGATGATCGCTCGAAGCGAACTCAACAAATTGATCAAGAGGAAATTGTGAACATCACCCTCGAACCATATGAAATTATCATGGGAGCAATGGTCGGAGTTCGTCGTCGTGTCTCATCCATCGCCAAGAAACTCGACCGTGGAAGCACACAAGGCGATCCCTGGGGCATCGATGTCGAAGGCGCACTAGCCGAAGTCGCAGTTGCCAAAGCACTGGGAATCTATTTCTCAGGATCTGTGGACACATACAAGTCGCCAGATCTCGTTGGCATACAGGTCAGGTGGACACCACTTGAACAAGGCAGGTTGATTGTTCGAGACCAAGACGGCGACAACGAGAATTACATTCTTGTGACTGGCACTTGCCCCAACTACAAAATTAGCGGATGGATCGAAGGATTCAATGCCAAGGATTCCCAATATATTTCTGCACCAAACGGGCGAAGTGCAGCCTACTTTGTTCCACAAGAAAATTTGAAACCAATGAGGATTTACACCAAATGAGATATCTATCCGTTTGCTCAGGCATCGAAGCCGCATCGGTTGCTTGGCATTCACTCGGCTGGACACCAATTGGCTTTTCAGAAATCGAACCGTTTCCTTCAGCAGTTCTCGCACACCACTATCCAAAGGTAAAAAACTATGGCGACATGTCAAAATTCAGAGATTGGTCTCTTCGGGCAGGAGATATCGATCTCCTCGTCGGAGGGACTCCCTGCCAATCCTTCTCAATCGCAGGACTCCGACAAGGACTTAAAGATCCACGCGGAAACCTTATGCTCACATTTCTCGCAATTGCTGAGCATCTCAAACCCAAGTGGATCGTTTGGGAAAATGTCCCTGGAGTGCTGTCGTCCAACGGAGGAAAAGATTTTGGTTCCTTCCTCGGAGGGTTGGGGGAATTGGGGTATGGGTTCGCCTACAGAATTCTTGACGCTCAATGGTGCAGAACACACGGGCATCCACGAGCCGTCCCGCAGCGCAGACGGCGTGTCTTCGTTGTCGGATGTGTTGGAGATCACATCGGTCCCGCAAAGGTTTTATTTGAGCAAGAAAGCATGCTCAGGTATTCTGCGACGCGCAGCTCGTCGAGGCAAGGAACTTCCGCCGATGTTGCTGGCTGCCTTAGAAGCGGTGGCGATGGTGGAGTTCCAAGTAGTCGAGGAGAACACCTGACATTTTCTGCTCCAATTAAACAACCAACTTGGTGGGACGGAGAAAAAACGGCAAACACTTTGACAAAATCAAAGGGAACGCAACGGATGCCTGATAAAGATAATTTTGGCGCATTATTGCAACCCATTTATTGCGGAAGCAATCCAAATGCTTCGGACACGGTCACATCGAAGTGGCAAAAGCAAAGTGGCGGTCCAGTTGGAAGTGAATGCGGTTTATTTGTGTTGCAACCAATCACCGCAATCCTGTTTGAAAACCATCCCAATGACAGCCGAATCACTGGTCCGCACGATGTTGCGCCGAGTTGCGTTTCTCGATACGGGACTGGTGGTGGCAATGTGCCGCTCGTCGTTCCTGCTGTTGCAATTCAAGGCTCAATGATTAATCGTCAGGATCACAACGGACCAAGCGGTTCAGGATGCTCAGATACTGGTGAAATGTATACGCTGACTAGCCAAGATACGCATGCCGTGGCGATAGTCAATATGCAAGGAAGCAAGTCAAACGCTTGCGTTTCTACGGATGGCTCGTCATACACGATCAACGGACACGATGTCCATGCTGTTACGGTTGCCCCAATTGGATGCTTTAAAAGCGGTCAAGGCGCAAAATCAAGAAGCATTGGATACAGCGAAACCGTATCGCCAACCCTGCCAAGCAACGCAGGTGGAAATACTGCGCCATCGCTAGTTCAAACTATGCAAGTTCGCCGCCTGACTCCAACCGAATGCGAACGGCTGCAAGGATTCCCCGATGGCTGGACAGCGATCCCTTGGAAGAAAAAGAACGCAGAGGACTGTCCTGATGGACCTCGCTACAAAGCCCTGGGAAATTCGATGGCAGTTAATTGCATGGAATGGCTTGGAGAACGAATTCAAAAATTTGACCAATCCTCCCTATGTCAGTTGCCGTAAAGAGAAACGGGTCTCGAAGCAACATTTTCCAAATCGACGCGCAGGTGCTGGGCAAAGTCAAAAAGCCCAATTAGCGCAGATCGATTCTGAAGCGTTCTAAATTTGGACTGACGGTAGGACTCCCGAAGCAAAAAAACGCTCCACAGTCGATCCTGCGAGACACGATTGCCAGCGTGAACGATGAGAGCAGGAATAAAAAAAGCCCCTTGACGGGGCAGGAATCATTGTGGTGCAGACACCACATACAAACCCATATTTTTTTTCTTGAGTGTCCTCCCGTGATGATCAG